TACCATTACTTACTCTTGAATAAGGAGATATACCTGAATTTGTACCTTGATTTGTAGGATCCCATTGATTAGGACTCGCGTTGGAAAAATCTATACTTGTTATTGGCATATTAACTTCAGCAGTCCCAGAAATATTTAGACCTATTGTGCCTTTTACTCTACTTAACCACAAATATAAACTATCCCAAACTGCATTAGCAGAGGTGTTAAAAAAATCATCACTTGCAGATTTTGTAAACTCTATACCTGCAAATGTTTCTATTTGGTCAATTATTTTAGATAGTTTTAAAGCAGGTTTTAAATCTGTAAATCTTACTCCGTGATTATGCGCTCCTCCTCCACCACCAGATTCGTTGTAATGTAGGTTTCTACTTCCTGCTACACTTGATCCACTATCAAAAGTAAACCTTTCCGTATGTGATATTAATGGGTATTTTACAGCGCCACTTACTAAAGATGATTCTAAACCTGTTTTTACTGTAGATACACTATAACTATGATCATAGGTGTTTACACCTTGAAACGCTGAAGCTAACTTCTTTTCTTTAAGTTTATTTTTCAATTCTATTGTTTCCCCAAAGAATGTTATTTTATAAGCATATCCTTTGTTGTCTTTCATCTTTGATCCATTCAAACCTATAAAGCCTTTAGAGAAAGATCTATAATTTATTTCTATTGTTGCGCTTATTAAATCATTAGCATTAAAAGATGATTCTGCATCTATGTCGTAGTTGTAGTAGTGTTTAAATATCTTGTTGTTACTTTTAGATGCTGGTACACTAAAAGATTGGCTAAAGTCTGTAAAAATAGATTTTATATCTTTTACGTTTTGTATAGTCTGTGTAAGAGAAATGCTTTCATCTTCAAAAAGATCTACTCTTTCATTATTGATATATAGCTGTATGCTTTGCATTACCTTATGTTGTTTATCTTGTCAAATGCGTTTTCAAATTCTATTGTGTAGTTTATTAGCTTATCGTTTAGTTGCGTTAAGTATGTAACAGATTTAGTTACAGGAATAATAGGAACTACAACCTCATCAGTATCTGTTATCTCTGTGTAGTATACTTGCTCACTTAATAAGAGTTCCTCTATGACTTGATTGTAGTCATCGTTAAGATATCCTGTATTCATAACTATTTTATCCTTGCCTTGTGTCAAGAAAGATTGTTGTTGGTGTTGATGTGTTTTATAGCTTAGGGTACTTTGATCAAATATAGATGCTTTGAATTGTTCTGACTTTACACTTGTGGATTCTACTGACTTTAAGAAAAACCACATATCTTGTAATGCACCAAACTTATTTACAAACGTTACCTTGATAGGATCAAACTTACATTCATCTACACTTTCAATCTTGATTACTTCTGTTGCGTTGGCTGTTGCTACATATACCTCATCTACTGCCCCTATGTCTACACTTTCCAAGAAATCATCAAGACATTTAGAAGATTCAAATGTTCCACTATCTGCTACAACTCTTTCTTGATAGGTGTCATTGTTGTCTTGACCACTTACTGTTATGTAGTCTATTTGTGCATTTGTGTTTGTTGAGGTGCTTATTGCTTGTGTTCTCTTTACTACTCCGTTGTTTAAGAAGCTAACGCTTGTTGTTGCTCCTGTATAAACAGGTATTCTTACATTGCTATCATTCAATCTAAATATAGTGTTGTTAGACATCAACAAACTCGTTGACAAAACAGGATTCGCACCCTCATTAAAATATCCATAACCATCAAAAGCTACAAAGCCATTAGTGTTGTCTGGACTAACTGTCGCTGATGCTGAACCACTTGACACAGTAGTAGTAATGATAGCGTTTACCCAAACTACTTGACTTGTGTAAGATCCGTTGAATTCTATTTCTAAATAGTCTCTTACTAACTCTGACACTTCAAATACAATAAACCCTGCTGTAACTACACTTTTAGTTAGTGTGTATTTCTCGTTAGCTACAGAGCCATTAGCAACAAAAGCTCCTGTGTATATATATAGTTTTAGTGTAGCTGTTGCTATGTTAGTTTGTGATACCTTTAAATAAAAAGGACTTCTTACGTTTATCTTTGTTGCCATTACTCAAATATTATGTTTTCTATATCTATACCAAACTTTTCTTGTAGCTCTGGTGGCAGTTTTTCAAAGGCTTGGTTAAATGGTTTAGTAAAAAACATACTTGCCTTTATACCTTTTTCAAATACACTTCTTGCTATTAAAAACTGTAAAGATTTGTCAGTTATAAATCTACCTGTTTTTTTGTCTCTACCCTTTATGCCTTTTTTCTTTATAAAGTCTTTAAATGCTTTTGGAGGTGGCATACCTTTAAAACCTCTTTTACCACCCTTGCTTTTAAACTTGTATGGGCTGCCACTTGTGTTAGCATCAGCATAATAAGATTTAGCACCTCTTACCCCCTCATCTTGAAACTTACCATAATCCTCCATTTCAAAGATTACACCGACAGCATCATTAGAGACGTAGGGTTCATACTTAATACTGTTATATAGTTTCTTGTTTACGTTTTTATTTCCCTTTGTTAGTCTTGATCTTGCTTGTTGTATAACAAACTTACCAAACTTATTTAATGCCTCTCTGGTTTCTTTTAACTGCATATGTTTATGTCGTTTGCTATTAATACATCAAAGGTACAAGCTACCCCTGCCATTTGGTTTTCAAACCTTTCATAAAAGAACTCACAAGAAGCATCGCCTTGTAGTTGGTATTGGTTTTGATATAGTGTGCCTCCTCTTAAAACACTTACTAACTTATTGACTACAGCTAATTGTGTGTTGAGGATATCTTGCTCATTGTTGTTGCCTCTGAATACGTCTGTTGTTTCGTCTTTAGACTGATCTACAACATCCATTGCCATTACAGTTATGTTAAAGGTTAAGAATTGTTCTTGTATGCTTACGTTGTTTACTATGATATGACTTAGAGGAAATATTGTTTGTTTAGATAGGTCTATGTCAAAGATGTCTCCTGTTGTTACTGTGTTAACATTCTCATCTAATAAAAGATTTGTCTTTAGTGTGTCTGTGATTTGGTAATAGCCTCTTACTCCTTGATTCATTTCTTAAATTTGTTTTTCATTTGATTAGATTCTATCTGTGCTTTCTCTTTCATAAATGTTAAAGCATTTAAACAGGTATGTATGTTTAGTTTAGTGATATCTTCAAGTCGTCTAATATCTCCTTGAGCGAGTCCGAAAAGTGATTGATACCATCCCCATTTTGCTCCGAAGTTAGATACTGCGCTAAATTCATCTCGTTGTCCTCCAAATAATTCAGCATAGCTTTTGATAAGTCCATCCCTAAATTGTAAAAAAAAATTATAGAACTTAATACAGCATCCATTGGCATATCTTTCATTACATCAGGATCTTTACTGTCGTAATCTTCTATTAAGTATTTTTCTTTGTCTTTTAGTTTTATTGGTCTGTATAAAACATTCATTGCTCTGTGGAGGTTTTCATAATCCCCTATAAACGTATCCAGGTCTATATACTCTCCGAAAGACATATCCTCAACTTTAGGGATAAACCCATAACTCACACCATTCATTTTAAACTCTCTAACAAGTGGAGGTTTATCATTAAACATATCCGTAAGAATCATAGTGATATCTTTTATACTGTTGGCTTTCATTGCCATTATTGTTTCGTTTCTTAAACCACAAAATATTTCTATCATTTGCGTAGCTAAACGATTTTCATTTGTGTTATCTTCTTGTAGTTTAAGATATTTTTGATATTGACCTAAAGTGATCTCACTTAAAGTGTCAGGAATATAAACCTCTACTTTCATATATATATAACGTAAAAAATTAAACTTTTAAAAACTATCTAATTGCATACTGTCCCCTATTAGGATTCTTGAGTTGCATCATTAAAGCGTATCGTGCAGCATCAATACAGTCAGGATGTGTACCTGTAGGTTTTTGTAGATTGTTTCCCTCTTTGTCTTTATCCCATACATAACCCTGTAACTCCCTGATTAGATTCTTTGACTGGCTTGTTATGTAGATTTCGTTTTGGTTGATTAGGTTGATACCATAGACTATAGAGTCTCTACCCTTTGTTACAGGAAATACTTTGTGTCCGTAGTTTCTTAACTCTTGTATTGATTTAGGCTCTGCACTATCTGCGTATATTTGTTCTCGTATCTCGTTTTGTTTGATGAAGTAGCTGAGGTCTCTGTTTAGCATTCCTTTACGATACAACACCTCATCAAAGATATAAGCATCATTCCATTTATAAAGCCTTATAATTGTTGAGGGATCAACAGAATAGCCAAAGTCTAAACCTGCACAAAGCAATCGTGCTTCTTGTGGTATTTGATCTATAGGTTTCCAATCAGGAATACATACACCCTCTAAACTTCCTATCTGTCCAAGTCCGTACACCTTCCACCAATTTGCCCAATAGGTTGAGGTCTTGCCTTTCTCTTTGGCTTTCTCTATTTCTTTAACTATTGTTTCTGGTAAGCTGCTGTTGTCTTTATAAGTAAGTGTTATGAAGTTCGCATCTTGCTGTCCTATTAGTTCTTTGTCTACCCAAAACAAATTGGCAGGATTGTAGTCTAACCAAATGTTACCTGATGTTCTAACTGCTAATTGTTGATAAGAATCAAAGCTAACATTGTTACACTCGTTTATAAATAAGTCTGTTCTTCTTGCTCCTCTTAATTTATCTGGTTGGTCTGTGCTAAAGAACTCTATATAGCTACCACTACTAAATTCGTATTTTAAGG